ACCCAGAAATGGTATGATAACTTCATTGAAAATCTTTTCAGGGATTGTTAAGAACTCATCCAACACAATCCTATTAAATCGAAATCCACGCAGCCTTTCACCATTAGCTAACGGGAGGGCTATCGCCCTAGCCTTACCCAGACTTAATGTCCATTGGTCAGTGCCTTTGGTTATTTTAAATCCACACTCCTTAATAAGACTAGCTTCAGGTTTACTGACAATATCCTCCATCTTCTGGAAGATTTGTTTTGATTGTCTGAAACTACCCGCTATGACCCCTATATTGGCGTTAGGATTAAGGAGACACTCAAGTAACACATAAATCGCAGTAGAGAACGTCTTTGACATACCACGCGAGAAAACGAACATAGAGTAGTCAGAAACCATCATTCCTTTAATAGCCATTGCCTGAAAAGGAAATAATCTAACACCTAAAAATAACTCAGAAGTAAATGCTATATTGTTCCGCAAGAACTTATACAGCAAATACTTCGCTTCTTCTTCTTTGATACTGCCATCAAGTTCCTTTAGGAACTCGTTGAGTTCCTGAGAGGAATGTTCAAGTCGATATCCTTGTTTTCCCTTTGTCCAAGACATTTATTCGTTCATCTATAAAATATTGTAAGTCCACATTCCATAAAGCGTCTCCATGATATAAAATAAGTGGAATTAGCTTTTTAGCTCCTGCTCTGTTATGTGCAAAAATGATTTGTATATTTTTTGGGTAGTCTATGATTAAGTTTCTTATATTGTGCCATAAATAACCAAGATTAGACTTAAATTTAGAAGTCTTATTATCTTCTTCTAGTTTTTCAATTGTCGTCTCTGCTACAACAAACATATATGAGTTGAACTCAACACACCTGTCCATTTCTCTCCTAAACCTCTCGATGTCCTTGCCAAAGGTCTGCCTGAAGTCATCTTGTGACTTACGGTCAACAAATGTCTTTGTGTAGAGATCTCCTCTGGCTGTGTAGTCGCCAAAGTCTAATTTGTTTGTTACAGAGTCTTGAAATTTAAGTGGGGCTTTTTCTCTGGTGTCAGTAAAGATAGGTATGGTCTTATAATCATGCTTCCAGAAATCTTTGGGTAGATTTGCATTGAAGTAGTTTTCTATATCAAGTTCTTCCAAGAAGGAAGAGTAAGACCCCCAGAACCTTTTATAGTAAAATATACTTGCCATTTGTGACAAGTCGTAGAAAAGGTTAGGCGGTGATATAGATATTTCTTTTTTTATGAATTTTTCTTGTGCTTTTGTCTTGATGTAGTCTTTGACATCCTTCTCTGGAGCCGAGTCCATCCATAGCTTAAAATTATCATAACAGTTAAAGCTATCCCTAAAATACTGATCATAAGATCGAAAAGCCAATTTTTCACCCGTGTAGAGATCTCTTCGGTCATAGTGTTTTACATAGTAGTCTCCTATAGTTAAGGCATGAGCTTTCAAGTGTGCATGAAAGCTTCGCTTACTATTAAACTTCTTGTTACACTCTAGACAGGTAAATTCACTCATAACATTTCTTTTTTAGATATGCCCAAGATACGAGCCTTGTAGTCATCCATTGACTCCAGTCTGTCGGCTTCTTCTTCGATAAGTTTGTTTTGCATCTCTGCCATCATTATCATTCGATCACGCTCTTCTTTTTCTTGAAAAGCCTCCACTAGCGCAGCGATACTTCCATTCTGCTCTCCTCTTGCCTTTAAACGCGCCTGACGGCTTCCATTTAGGTCTTTAGTCAAAGATTCGATTCTTTTCTCACATTGGTTCAACTCCTCGCTGGTGGCCTTTATAAGCTCAGTAAGACGTAATGTTATATCTCGTTCATTATCAGTGTCATTGAGCATATTATTCAACCTGTCGATTCTTTGTTGAATATGTTTCTGTCTGACATAGTTTGTGCAAACAGTAATATACAAATTTAACTCATCATTTGTTAAATCGGGCTTGTCCCACACAGTCCTAACAAATTCACTCTCAAATAAGTCTCTGTCTGCTATTGTTGAGTATTGATTGATGAAATGCACAAATCTTGGACTCTTCAGATAGAAGAGCAGCTTCTCGCACATTTTCTTTTGTTTTGTTTGTATTGATATCTCGTCAAATGTCTGACCAGCCCAGTCATTCACTTTCTTGATAGCTCTAGACAATGATTTAGGTGGAGACCACTTATCACTGGTAATCATGTCATTATCATCAACAATCTCTGGTCTATAGCTACGGAGGAACTCCATAACCAATCTATGCTGCTGACTGAGCGGTTGTATCTCTCTATCCCGAAAAGCTAGCCTTGTAGCCTCTAAAGCATTCATGCCTCTCTCGATATTGTCGCTCATCAAGAATTCTCTTTGATCTGCCCCAAGTTGTAGTTCTTCTGCTCTTTGTGGTGCAGTTGTATTAAATTCTAAATTATTATTAATTAAAAATGCTCTAACAGCCCTACCCTCCTTAGAACGACCATCTAAAGTGTCATCTTTAAACACTGTTTGTGTAATATGCCGCAAATCTGGATTTTTAGCGAACTCTTCTTGTATTTCTCTCTTTTGTTGATCTGTTAATTGTAGGTTGTTCATAGAATGTCATTCTCTTTCATAATTTTAATGGCTATATGATAAAATTTCTTTTTTAAATTAGCCATTTGCTTATATCTTGGTTTTTTTCTTTTAGACGAGTCTGCCTTGAACCCAAACTTCTTTGCTACTTCATTTTCATCAATATGTTCTATGTAAAGCATGTAATATATCTTTTTATGCTTTTCATTTAATTGTTCCATAACCAAGTCATGTAACTTATTTGAAGATTGCTTGTAATTAACAAAATCCTGAATAGTCGCCGTTCCTGTAGCCACTCCCTCCTCTAAAGCTAATGGAAGCTTTATATTATAAGCTCTTTCTTTCTTTTTCTTCCATTTAGCAAAATCTTTACATGTTTCGTCTTGTTCTTGGCTTTTTGTAAATTCACAAGAATTTGCCCCCATATTATGAGGACAACGCAAACATGGCTTGGCAAAACTTGAATAATTATTACGAATCAGATTTTTTATCTGATTAGATATAATCATCGAAGCCCAAGGCTTGAAAGGACGAGACTGATCCCAAAGATGCCACTTTTTATGTATATGTATGCGTATTATTTGACAGACATCATCGTAGTCCATCCACGCCAATGCGCTTAATTGCCATTTAGGTCTATATTTTTTAAGAAGCTCTTCTAGATCATCACGTTGACTGTCAAAATCATTGCTCATCGACATCTCTCATCTGCGATGAGGAACAATCTTTAATAGTTTGATCTAAAAGTTCTTTTCCATCAGGATCTTTTGAGGCTGCTCTAGTAAATTTCTCTCTTTGCATATTTGCCTCGGCAGATGTGACAGAACCCCAAATTTCTTCTACAGTGGTCTTATCACTATACGATTCCACAGTGATATCTCTTTTTAATTTATTTAAATCTACATTTAATTCAGATTCTTCTTCCACCTCTTGCTTCTTGGACGCAACAGAAACAGAATTAATAGGCTCACCACAGCTAGAGCAAAATTTTGGCTTAGTTACCTCATATAAGATCTTAAATCCACATGATACACAAAAAAGTTTATTCATGGCTAATTTTATTAATTTAAATCGCTTTTTTCAATTTTATCTACAAGATAGCTTATTATCTTGTCTCTCATAACATCATCTTTATTAAAGGCTAAATGATGAACTCCATGACTCCTACTTTCTTCATCATCAAAGACTTTACAGAATTTTTCAAAGCCAGTTGACCTAATATCACTCTGCATTGTATCTCCACATACATATAATGTGGTATTTGCACTTATTCTGGTAATTACAGTTGTAAGTTCTTTTATTGTCATGTTTTGTGCCTCATCTACAATAACAACTTTGTTTTTCCACGTTGCTCCTCTTAAGAAGTTAATCGGGGCCGCATCTACCGCATCCCGTTGTTGTAATTGGTGTTTTTCATGTGCATTTAAAAGCTCATCCAGCTTATCTTCTAAAGGACCAATATATGGATTAAATTTATCATCCATACTTCCTTTCAGAAAACCCATCCCCTTATCAGCACTCTCTGCTAAACTCCTTAAATAAAGAATCTTAAGCAGTTGATCCTGATTGTGTTTGTATATAGCTGTATACACTGACAAAAATGTCTTTGCCGTCCCTGCTGGCCCACTAATAAATACTACCCGCGTCTCGGGGTTTCTCATGATCTTATGAAATTGACTTTGTTTCTCTGTAAGTTCTATATGCCCCAACAAAAAAGAGTTTTTATATTTATATGACATGTATGTTCTTTTTTACACGAATAACTGAATGGAAGGCTACTTGTTTATAGAATTCACCACCCCCCTGCGCTGTGGCTGTCAAGTGAAAAGTCAAAAATTCTCAAAAAACCTACCCCTAGGCACCCACCAAAAAAAAAGAAAAAAAAAGCATCTTTTCTCTTGCATTTCTCTCAGCCTGTGGTATAGTTACTACATCATGACAGAGAACATAATACAATTCGAGAACGACAAAGGTGAAATAGTTGACTGCGTGGAGATCGCTCCATGCTACCCATCAGATACATGGTGGGCGCTTAACAAGAAGCAACGCCAAGAAGCTGCCGACAAAAACAACAATGGCAAGCTCGGCAAAGCAGGAAGATTCTACAACTCAACTAGAGGAGTTGAGAAGTGGGTAGATACCGAGGCGAGAGTTTGGTGGATCGAAGATTGCAGATAATACAAAAAAAAACTTGCATTTAACTTTAACCTGTGCTATAGTATAAACATGACAGCAATTGAAAGACAAATAGGAAACGGCGCGGAGATCGTGTCACAAGGTGAATGGTTTATAGTAACTGATACAGACCTAGAGAATGGTTTTGTATGGGCTATGGATCAAGACGGAGGAGAGAAAGAAATCTCTCTTGATGCTATCGACGACATCAGACTAGGGGACATAGTAACCCGCGACTGGTCTCCAATGCTCAACAAGTTGAGCATCTAAAAAAAAGAATAAAAAAGACTTGCACCGCTCCAAGGATGTGCTATACTATAAGCATCATGACAGAAACAACTACTCCAAAAACTGACTTCGACAAATTCTGCAAGGAGCGCAGCGCAGCTACTGCAATGCGTGATGACCTCGCTTTTCTCGTAGGCTGGACCAAAGCAGATAATCCAGAGATCGCTAAAAGACTTGAGGCGATACTAACACAACACGAACAAAACAGAGAACAGGACTGGATCTAATCCAGTCCACCAACCACTAACACACACACAAAAAAATCATGTATAAACAAATCTTCCTTAATCACTTCCTTACTGTTGTAGTAGTTACAACTCTCGCAATTCTTGGCATCTTCGGCTTGATGGCTTACTTCGTAGGCTTGGAGCTAGCACTTGATAACATGGGCGGTTACTATGTCACTAACCCAGACGGCGAGGTATGGTATCACGCTTACAACTTTCTGCACTTTGCTGCTGTCACTTTCTTACCTGCTATGCTAATAGCTCCTTTGTTGACTTTGGCCGACTGGTTGAACGCACCAAAAAAACGCAAGACAAAGCCTAACACTATCACAGGCAAACAACTCGCAGACATCAGACTCTAACAATCTAACAAAATCTAACACTTTACTAAAAATCTGACACTGGAGGGTGTCGCTGTCATGGAGCCTCGTCGCCCAGTGGAGTGGGCGGCGAGGTTTTTTCTTGACAACAAAACATGAGTTATAACTCGTTGATACTCAAAGAGTTACGCGAGCGCGGCCCCCGCGCAGCCATAACTCGTTAAGACTCAACAACTTACGAAGGTTCTTACGCAGAGGCGTGTCAAGTAAAAAGTGAAAAAAAATAAATAAAAAAAGATGTAAAAAAAGTTTGACTTTTGTTTTTTTCTGTGGTATAGTTGGCACATGACAGAACAAGAACAAATCGACCACCTCAAAGATCAAATCTTCAAACTCCAAATGGTGATGAAGGGAGTTTCGGGCATCGCTTCTGCGGGTGCTTCATGGCAAGAGGGTTCTCCCTTTGACAAGCAAACCTTTAAGAGAATCGAGCGAGAGCTTGATGAAGCAGTTGAGGAAATCAAAACTCACTAATAAAAACACAAAATAAAGCTTGCCCTTCGGGGCAAGCGCACCTATACTCTAATCATGACAAATCGAATTGACGAAATCCTAGCAAATCTAAATTGTGCCGCTGTAGATGGCGGCTTCTGCCTCTTTGTAAAAGACGGCGAAATCGTAGCCAAAGACCTCTTGAGTGAAAAGCCACTTGAGTTTAATGTTAGGTTTGTTGGCACTGACATCTCTGACATCGAAGCGAAACCCCTAACAAAGAAATAAAAATGAGCCTAACAGTTTTACAAAAAGAACTCATGGATCTCGAATGGGAAATCCGAACCCTTCAACCAGATGTGCAATTCTATCACAACCGCAAAGAATTGGTTGACAAGTTAGAATACATAAAAGTTTTAGCTAGCCGATACAAGACGACTTTTGGCGAAGTGCCGCCGCCTAACACAACAAAAAAATCGCCTAACACAGAAAAAAAATTCTTGACACCGTAGCGTGTCACTGTCATGGGGAAAGCCCCGTAACTCCTTGATACTTAGGGAGTTACGTGGGCCGCGCCCCCCGCGCCGCGTAACTCGTTGATACTCAACGACTTACGAAAGCTGGAATCATAGGCTTTATACGCTTGTCAAGCGATATCTTTGTATTTGTTATTTGTCACTATAACCTGCAACCTGTGCCGCAAAAAAAGATAAAAAAACATTTGCAGATCTGTGATTCTATGGTAGACTACTTGTATGACAGTTCAAAATCCTATATCCGACTTGAAGCCCATGAGTGAAACCGACCTACGCGAAATGCTCGATGACGGGCCTCGCTGCGGGAACTGGAATCCTACGCCTGATGAGGTGCAGGAAGTTCTCGCGCAGATCCACGCTGATCTTGGTGACCGAGATCCCAGATGGTCATCTGAATAACCGCAGCCGTAACTCCTTGACACTCAGGGAGTTACGCAAGCGCGGCGGCCCCGCCCCCGTAACTCGTTGATACTCAACGAGTTATGACCTGAAAAAAAATGAATTTAAATGCAGAAATCGCTTGCATATCTGGCGATATCTGGTATTCTATTTGCATAGAAGCTATTTAACCTATGCTTCTCTAACCTATAACAAAACAACAAAACCATGTTTGGAAAAAAATTCAAATTCAGCAAAAAACCTCTTGCACTTACTGTAAAATCTGATATAGTTCCTGTAATGAAAAACACAACACAACACACAATCGAACTCCTTCCTTCCAACCCTGTTCACCTTGCTTCTGCTCTTACTGGTAAGACAGTTCGCTATGAGAACTTGCATAATAAATCTGCCGTGGCAGATCCTAGTAAAAGAACTTTTAAGATTCAGTCTGTAGAAGACATCTCAGTTTCCCAAGCCACTGGCAACAGGTATGTCACCGCAAAGGTCCAAGACCTTGATGATGGTGGCACCTCTAAATACCGCAACCTGATTGTCGATGGGATCTCAATTGTTGTGTAGGTGCATAGTAGTATGCGGGGGGTGGTAGGTTCTTTTTTGATTATTCCTACCGCCCCCTTCACAACATAAAATACTTTACAAACAACTAACCATATACTAAATTAGCATCATGCCTAAATCATCAGAAACACTTCGCATTGAAGTAAAAACACAGGAACAAGCTGCCATCCTTAACTATGCGCTTGGCTTAGTTCATCAGCACCTCGCAAGCCGTCTTGAGGAAGTAGAAGACAGCAAACTTGACACCTTCATGGATAATGTTAAATGGACACGCAAACATGCGAAGTCTCTTAATGACAAGTTTTCTCTTAGTGAGTTACAGAATTCCTAGGGAGGGTATAGTCACCGAGTTTAGACACAGTATATGCTGTTTTCCTAAACTCAGCCCCTTACAGCACAAAAGTTGTAGGTAAGTGACAATGAAACAAATTTCATCTGCGGTCTCTGTGCCAATGATGTCATAAAACACACAGAGCCAACAGCGGTGGGTAATCCGCTAGGTGGTAACAGTGACCAACTCTTAATTGACTGGCACTCGTCAACAAGCCGACCCTCTCTCGCTTTTCTAGACAGTGAGAGAGGGATATAACTTTCTGGAGGAAAGCCCCAACGGAGTGCTACCACAGATTGAAGCCGTCGATAGTGGTTCTTTAACCTAGAGCGGTCTTTAAATAGACCTTAATGACTCGAAGCTATCGGCGGT